CGCCTTGCACTTGTACCAAAGCTCGGCCTTCAGGTTGGCGTAGGTCTGGTTGGGCGAGAAGCTCGGGCTTTCGCTCACGTTGATGCCCACCGCAGGCAGGCCCAGCTCCTTCAGCCGGTCCACCACGCCAGCGCCCAGACCGATGCTGTCCACCATGATGGACTCGGGCTTCTCTTGCTCCTGCTGCGCCTCGTACTCGGCCACCACCGCCCCGGTCAGTTGCATCAGGTCCAAGTTGCGCCACACCCGGCTGGCCTCGGTCACCGTGTTTCCCCGGCGCTTGGTCAGGCTGGAGCTGTCCGAGCCAAACCGTGCCACGTCCAACCCCCAAATCATGGGCGCGTATTTGGTCGGGGCCACGTCCCGGTTCTTTGCCGCCTCGATCAATTCCATGGAGATGATGGTGTCGTCGTCGGACCGTGGAAACTCACCCAGCACACGGATGCGGTACGCGTTGCTCTCCTCGCCGTACCGGCTCTTCATCTCCTCCACGTACTCGGTAGAAACCCTTGGTGAGTCCACGCACGACACCCGGAACGTCACCCAGTCGCTGGACAACCTGTTGTGCGTGTCGTAAAAGAACCCGCTGGAGCGCGTCGGGTTGCCCAGCAGCAGGGTCACCGCGTTGTGGCCGGACATTGATCCGGCTGCGGCCTCAAACACCTGCTCAGGCACGCCGGACGCCTCGTCGGCCACCAGCATCACGTTGTCGCTGTGGATACCCTGCAAGGCTTCTGGCTGCTCGGCCCGTGAGGTACGCGCCGAGATGAACATCTCGTCCGGTGCGGCGTTGAATACGATGCGGTCCTGCTTGACCGTCACCAAGTCTTGCAGGGGCTGCGGCATCTGCAGCACCCACCGCTTCAGCTCCGCGAACATGGCGTCAAACAGTTGCGAGCTGGTCGGTGCGGTCACCACCACCTTGACCGGCGAGCGGGTCATGAAGTACCAGAGCATCGCCCACGCACTGGCGGTGGACTTGCCCACGCCGTGGCCGGACCGCACACTCACGCGCCGGTTGCCCTTGGCGATGGCCATCAAAAACTTGATCTGCCACTTGTCCGGCGTCACACCCAGCACCTCGTCAACGAAGGCCACCGGGTTGTTCTGGTATCTCTCGACCCACTCCTCAAAGACGTTGCGTTTTATCTGTGTCATAGAAGTGCGGCTCCAAGTTGGTTGAGTTGCTCAGTACGACGACTTGTCGTTGTGGCTCGGTGGAGTGCCTCCAGTAGCCGAGGGTCCACCCTCGCGAATGGCCAGAACGCACTTGGCGTAGATGTGCTCAAGGGTGTGGCGCAGGTGGATGGCTTCCTCAACTGCGGCGTTGCGTTGGTTTCTGAGTTGGCGGTTTTCATGCTGCAGGTCTGCGACCAGCAGGTCGAGTTCTCGTTCGTTCATCTTGATCTCCGTATTGAATGATGTTGGTGAGTCGGGTGATCCGCTCTTGGTGGTACTGCGCCATGGACCGAGCGTACTCCTCGGCGCTGTGCGCCTTGAGCAGCTCGCGCCGTGCCTGCTCCAGCTCCTCGGCCACCATCTCGTCAGCCGTCGGTGGCTGGAAGATGCGGATCAAGTCCGCAAAAATGATCTTGATCATGGTGCTGGGCAGTCCTTCGGAATCTCGGCCACGCAGTACACCGCGACGCTTGGGACCGCACGGCCCGACACCCCATCGGTGTTGGCCGTGTAGCCGCTGACGTACACGTCCACCATGCTCTTGAGTACCGCACGCACCCGAGACGGTCCAAGGCTCAGTGCCGACGCGATCTGCGTCACGGTCTGCCCTTGGTGCTCTCGCAGGTGGTTGCGGATCACCTCGTCCGTATGTATCGCCATTACTTGGCCTCCTCTCGTTGTTGTGGCATCAGGTCTTGGTCAAAATACTGGCCCAGCATAAACGCCGCCAGTACCAGCAGAAAAACGGCGATGGTCTTCATGGCGCGATCCACATCACGAACATGACGCCAAAGCCAACAATCGCCGTGGCGATGATGACGCTGACCAAGTAGAGTTGTAGCTTTTCCCAGTTCATCGCTTCTCTCCCCATAAAAACCAGCCCACGATCAGGCCAAACGCCGCGCCAAAGGCCAGCGTCAACAGAACTTGAAATGCTTCATTGGTCATTTGATTACTCCATGTTCTCGGACATACTCCATCGCCTTCCACCAGCCAAAGGCGTAGGCGGTCTTCTCTGCCTCGGTTTGGCACTCATGCGGTACTGGCTGCACAGGCCACGGCTTACCATCGTGGTAAGTTTTCACAGGGACGGGTTGGGGTGCGGTGTAGAACGCTGTTCCTTCGGGAAAGTCATTTGCTTCGTTGCGGCCACGCCATTCAAGGCGATGCCCTGCGGTTGATCCGTCCTCATACTCGGCTGCAACAACAATCGCCACAGGCTCCTGCACAGGGACGGGTTGGGGTGCGGTGTAAACGCTGCCCGGCTGGTTGGGTTCGTTGCTGCCGGTGCAGTCCAGTTTGTGGTCGCTGGCCTTTGGGCATCGCTTGTTGCCGCACTCAGGGCACAAAATCATGCGGTCAAGCATGAAGCCGCCATCGAGCTTAAAACATGAGTGGCAGCAGTAACTCGCCACAGGTTCCGCTGGCGACGCCTCTTTCAAAGCCTCACGCATCATGTCGTAGGCCGTGCCACGGCTGACCTTGAGTTCACCAGCAATGATGTCTGCGATGTCTACAGTGTCGTGTTCCGGGTCATAACTCAACCCAAGCTCACGGGCGTTGTCTGCCTTCTTGTCGAGGGCTTGCTCAACTGCGCGGCCAGCATCGTAGCCGTAGTTCCAACCCATCTCAACCAGATCAAGCTGGGCTTCGCTGTAATACTCGATGCGTGGGACGCCATGCTCCAGCACGTTGCCGTTCTTCCACTGCTCAAAGCTGCGGTAGATGTTCATTTGTTCGTTCATTTGGTTTCTCCTCTTGCTCGGATGGCGGATTTAAGGTCGGCGTTGTTTTTGGCGTAGCTCTCAACCAGATCAAGCAACGCCTCTCGCTCATCAGCACGAATTTCATCTTCAAACCGCTGCCACATCTCTTTGGTAAGTGGCTGGCTCATTACGATCTTGCGCTCGTCAGCACGGGCAAGGTATTCAAAGCGTGCAAGCTCAGTGAAGTTGACGCACCATTGAAATCCAGCATCAGACTCCACTTCACGGGCCATCTCAATCGTGTCTCTCATCGCACCACCCCCACTACAACAGCCAGCACACCCGCACCGATAGCACCCAGCACGATGCCCAGCACAAACGCTGCCCAATACTTCAGGGTCTTGCGCCATGCGCTTGGGGCTTGGTGAATCCAAAACGCAGGGCTACGTCTGCCCACCTTGGCGGGGCTGATGCCGAAATGCTCTTGCTCGAATTGTTCTCTTGGATTCAGCATTTCACCGCCCAACTGGATTGCCGCTTGCTTTGCGCTTTGCCCTGTAAGCTCGTTGGTATGCGTTGTATTCATCTCTGTTCCTTTCTTGCCATTGCTTGGTTTTTTCGTTTGAACACTGTTTGCAAATACTTTTCCGTTTGAGTGGGCCGGTCCTTCCGATGTCCACATAAAACTCAAATTCTGGTTTTGTCTCCAAACAAGACGGGCAGCGTTTGTGGTCTTTCGGCATGTCGCAATAACTGTCTCCACTCATTGCGGCATGTCTGACATTGCAGGACAAGCAAACGATTCCGATTCGGCCACTTCTGTAATGTTGTAGGCTGGCAACCGTTGGCATCCCATCCTTTGACCGCCAGTTCATAGGCACGCCGCAATCGGGACAGTTCATTCCTACACTGACAAACGCTTCGAGTTGCTCATTGTCTGGGACTACCTTGCCGTTTCTTTTGGCCGACGCCCTCATTTGCCCAAACCTGTAGTGTTTGTCGCACAAAGGCTGATTGCCCTGTTTAATGGTTGCATCACAATCACAGCGAGCGCACTTCATATCAACTCCTTTTGTTGGAATGACTACAGTGTACTATTTTGAATTGATCTGTCAACGATGGCCCACCTGTGTCTGTGTTACTCATTCAACCACCTCATAAGTCATTTCAAAGATGTCGGGCTTGCAGGGGTATTTCTCGCCCTTCACGCCAGTGATGATCCAGTCGCCAGCCGCTACCTCGTGCCACCCCTCAAGGGTTTTGATGGCGGGTCGTTGTGTGCATCCGTAGATGTTTATTGCTTGGTGGTCGCCCGGTGCCCATCGGACTCGGCCATCAGAATCGAACCAGCACATGAGCACAGCCGGATGGTCGCCGTCCTTGAACCATTGGGTGGCCTCGATGACCACGGGTTTCTTTCTGAATTTCATACATCGCCCCTCTTGCAAAATTGTTTCATCTCGTGCTCGAACTGCTTCTTGTTCTCGCCGAACCAGTAGCGGTAGCACTGCTCTGCTGTTGTGCCTAGCGCCATCTCTGCATCGGCGTAGCCTTGGTTGTACTCTTGCTCTGCTAGGTGAACGTGAAGCCATAGTGCGAACGCCACGGCAGTGAATATCCATAGCTTGGTCATTTGATCCCCTTGAGTTGCTCGGCCCGTCCGGCC